AATATGGAGAACGGTATGCTGCACTTCCTATTGAAAAACAGTATGAAGTAACCCGCAAGGGGTTAGATTGGGTTTCTGATCGTGCAAATGAACTCTCTGGCACACTTGCTATTGGAAGGGTGCATGGTTCTGGTGCATGGATGAACTTTCCACAGGAACCGGCAATGGTTGAGAATATGCTTGCTTCTCCAGAAGGAGCAGATTTATATGCCAGCATTGTAGGTTATCTTGCAAACCAGTCTGAAGTCTGGGCAGTTAGGGGAGTTTCAGAAGGTGCTAAAGATTCAAATGGCATAATGATTGATATCCTGGAAGTAGGAAGCAATGAAATTGAAAAAGGTGAAAACTTACAGGCAGTATGGGAAAAACTTAATGCATTTAATCCAGAGGTTTTTCAGGGTTACCAGCCATTGGTTAAGGATGATCAGTCTGGGATCAGATTAATATTACCATTTAAGTCTACTGTAGGTAAAGATATTGATGAGGAAACCGGCAAGCTTGTGCTTGCTTTTAAAACAAAGATTGCATTGCGGAGGTATATCGATGAAAATAAATCAAAATTAACTGAAGTTTTAAATAGTGTGTTTCCAGATGAAATAAGCTTTACAATTAAGAATTTTGATGCTAACATAAGATTTCTTAGAAATGATTGGAAGGAGAACGAAAATGGCGAAAGTTACTTACTTGGGATTTCAGAAAGAGCCGGAGGAAGGCTCGCAGAAAGCTTACGAGATTCTCACAGGCCGGAATTTGAAACCTTTCTACAAGGTCTTTTCAGTACCGCAGAAAGCACAACCGGAGAAGAAACCGGGGTCCCCCGAACAGAATACACAGGATTTCCACCAACGGCCTATCAATCCGGATTCGCTCCTGGACAGTTAGACATTCCCCAAGCAAATTCCCCTCCTCCACTATCTCCTGATCAACTTAGGACATTGGGTTTGTATTCCCTTTTGCCCCCTGAATAGGTTTGCCTATGGACGAAATAGAGCAGGAACTAAAAGATTCCCAGAGAGCAGAAGAGCTGATGAATGATCCACTTATTCAGAGAACTTTTGAGATAATGGAACAGAAATATATTGATGCCTGGAAGGATTCTGATCCGAAAGATTCCACGGGCAGAGAGATACTTTGGCAACTAATTTGGGCAATAGAACAGGTTCAGGCACATTTTACTGTTATAATAGAAAAAGGCGAGTTTCATAAATCGACAATTAGCCGAAATATGAAACGTAAAAGTTAATCTAAAGTAGGGAGCAACCATGGCGCAAGCAGGACTCCAACAGGCAGAACAGGCATTTCAGTCAATGTTGTCCGGGGAAGAACCCGACACACAACAGCAGTTGGAAGAAGAAGTACCAGAAGAGGCAGAAGTTGAAGCAGAAGATACTGAAGTTGAAGCCGAATCTGAAGAAGTCGAAACTGAGGAAGATCAACTAGAAGAAGTTGAAGAGCAACCTGATGATAAATACTACCGGATTAAAAGAGATGGTGTAGATTATGAGGTCACGCTTGATGAGGCTTTAGCAGGTTATCAACGTCAGCAGGACTATACAAAAAAAACGCAAGTGGTGGCAGAAGAAAAGAAGGCACTGCAAGCGGAACAGGAGGCTGCAAAAAATGAAAGGTTGCAGTATCAGCAACGTGTGGAACATTTGGTTCAACAGCAGCAAGCCCAGCAACCCCAGGAACCGGATTGGGATGCATTGTACGAATCAGATCCTCTCCAATGGATGAAGCAGAAAGAAGAGTTTCGTTCACAAAAAGAGAGGGACCTAGAGTTGAGGCAAGAACACTTTCGTATGCAGCAACAAAAGGAGTATGAGCAGCAGGAACAGATGAAAACTCATTTGTCCCAGCAGCACCAGACTCTAATCGATGCGATACCAGAGTGGCAAGACCAAAAGGTGATGCAACAAGAGAAGTCTCAGATCAGAGATTATGCTGTTTCTACTCTCGGCTATTCTGCTGAAGAAATTTCTCAAGTGTATGATGCTAGAGCAGTTCAAGCTCTACGGCATGGAATGATTGCAAGTCAATTATCAGGCAAGGGTAAATCAAAACTCAAACCTGTAGCACCTGCAATTAGATCCGTAACACCAGGTTCGGCATCGGAGCAACCCAGAAAGCAGACTTCAGTTCATAAAGCAAAAATTCGGTTAGCTAAAACAGGCAGAATGTCTGATGCTGCTGAAGTTTTCAAACAACTGTTTTAAACTATAACATACTAATATAAAAGGACAATATGACTAAAGTAGTAAATGCTTTTGACACATATACCTCTAAAGGGAACAGGGAAGATCTTTCGGATGTGATATATAATATATCCCCGGAAGAAACTCCTTTTGTTACAATGGCAGGTAAGAGGTCAGTAAGCTCAACACTTTTCGAACATTCTACGGAAAGTTTACCAGCAGTTGCGACAACTGCACAATTAGAAGGTGATGTAATAGCTGCTGCTGCATCGACCAATTCAGTTCGTAACAGTAACCAGTGTCAGATCCTCTACAGAAGTGCAGCAGTGACAGGTACTGAAGCTGCAATAAATCGTGCAGGAGTGGCAGATGCAATGGCACATCAACTTAGTATCATGTCTCGTGCATTAAAGCGGGATGTAGAAAAGTTGATGCTTGGCAACTCTGTTAAAAACAGTGGTGCAGCAGGTACTGCTAGAACAACAGCAGGTATCCTGGCAAAACTGTCAACTAATATCTCTAAGCACAGTGGTGGAACCAATCCTACGGCAGCTCAGGCTGCAGTCGGATCGACTGCCAGGGCAGATGGTACTGCCAGGGCATTTACAGAAGTTTTGATGAAGGCAGTTATGAAACTCTGTTTTGACTCCTCTGGAGATCAACCAACAGAGATCATTATGTCAGCAGCAAATAAACAATTAGCAAGCGCATTTTCCGGTAGGGCATCCAGTACTCAGGTTGTGGCACTTCCAGGAAAAGCGGATGAAGTGAATGCTAACGTGAGCCTGTATTCAGGTGACTTTGGTGTTTATGCAATCCAGGCGGATCGCTTCATGAGAGGCGAGAAGGATGTGCTAATCCTTAACCCAGAGTATATAAAAATTGCTCAACTCAGAGCATTTGAAACTGAGGCCATCGGAAGAATCGGAGATGCCCAAGGATCGTACATAATTTGGGAAGGCGGTTTGCAGGTAGATAATGAATTAGCGCATGGTCTGGTTGCAGATTGTGGTGCATAATCATTAACCCTGTTTATAATGAGTACTGAAACTTTGTTGATGCTGTGTTTCAGTATTCATAAACTACCCCTTCTCCTGGAGGGGTAGCAACCAACTTTTCTCGAGAGAGAGAATGGATAAATGTGCCAAAAGCAACAACAAATTTAGGGACAGTTGATGGAGTCCATACTGCAATCCATACAGAAGATGGCGATGGTACTTTCCACATCACTAAGAAGCAGGATATCCAGCCTACCCTAGACTATACCAAATATCTCAGAGAGCAGCCTGTTAACCGAAAAGCAGATGACAGGCATATTGCTGAGATCCCACTAGTGTTATTCGCAAAACTTATCAGAGATGGAATTATGGGTTCCGAGGGTGATTCCAAAGCAATCCTGAAATGGCTAGATAAACCAGAAAACAAGGTTTTCAAAACCGTTGAAGGGAGACTTACCTGATGGCAATTTCAACAAAAGCAGAATTACATACTGCAGTAGCAAACTGGCTTAACAGGTCAGATCTTACCTCCAGGATACCAGAATTTATTTCTCTTGCAGAAGCAACCTTTAATCGTAATTTTAGGACAAGAGAAATGCTGGTTAGAAGTACCGCATCGGTTGAAAGTCAATATGTAAGTATCCCAACTGATTACCTGGAGATGATGAATATTGAACTGACTTCAACAACACCTCCCAAACGACTGGTTTATATTACATCAGACAGGTCTGATGACTACCGTGAACAACAAAATAACAAAACAGGAACACCAAGTTATTATACAATTGAAGGTACCTCAATTCAGTTACTTCCAACTCCAAGTGAATCAGTAACTGTTCAGTTAAATTACTATCAAGATATCCCTGCACTTTCAGGTCTGGCAGATTCTGGTGACAACTGGTTACTACTGGCACATCCAGATATTTATCTTTATGGAACACTGATGCAAGCAAGTCCCTATATAATGGACCCCCAGTCTGCAGGACAGTGGGGTGGATTATTAGACAGGTCAATGCAGGAACTTCAGTTATCAGATGAAAAAAGTAGGTACTCTGGTGGAACTTTAAATATGCGACCAAAATACATTTATACATGATATGAATGAAACATGGACAGAAGAACCAATTGGTCCACAATTATATGGATCATCAATATATGGCAGCTTTAATTATGGATCTGCAGAGTGGACAGATGAAACAACAACTACTGCAACCTGGACCAACTTAACTGATGCAACCACAACCTGGACTGCTGTTTTTGGTATTTCTAATACTGTAGTTGCTAGTGCAGAGCAGGGAGTAACTTCCAGTGAAATCCAAGAGTGGGATGTGGGACATGGTACAGGGGGTTATCATGGGAATTGGTCAAATAATGGGAATACTGGTGCAGCAGATAAAATAGATATAACTTCATTTGATAGTAGTGGTGGATTAAGAGTGAGTCTTGTAGATCATGTTACAGGGTTCTCTAACACTCCTAACAACCCTGGTACTTACACTACTAATAACTTCCTCTCGGGTTCAAATCCAAGTGGAGGGTTACCAGATAATGATAAGATTATCTTCTGGGGTGAGGGTCTTCCAAGTAATCTATCTGCTGGCATTGTCTACTATGTAAAGCAGACAAGTGATGCTACTAAAATAAATCTCAGGCCTGCTTCAGGTGGCAATGCAATTGCTTATGTTGATTCTGGTAGTGGGACTAACTATTGTAGTACAACTTTTTTTGAAGCAACAGGGGGTTCCGGTTCAGGTTTTATAGGGACATATGATATTAACCCTACAAATGGATATATCTACAGTGTAAATATATATGCCTCCGGTAATTATACAACACTACCAACATCATTTACTGCAACTTGTCCAGGCACACGTTTCCACTATCAGGGTTATTCC